CTGACGTGTAGGTTGTTGTAACCTCGACTGCTGAGCCACCGCTAACTATTTGCCCACCGTTTCTATATATACGAAAGTATAGATTACCAAACTCTAGTATATACGCTTGCTCCACATTGAACTCAAAAGGTATAAGCCGTGTAGCATTAGCACTGTTTTTGACCTCAGATATAAATTCACTGCCTGGGCGTCGTGTTGCACCACCATGAGCGTGGATGAGAAAGTTCTGTAGTTTCTTGCATCCGTTTGCGTACTTAGCTATATCGGTCCGACCATCTAAACGGTCTGATAACTGACCCGCAGTAAAATTTGTAAATGCTGGTGACGCCTTGACCATTAAATCCTCGCGTTAATAAACTCATTTGCTTCAAGCGTCATTCTATCCGTCGTTGTAGAATTATTGGCTGTTGCACCTTCTATCGCATCTAAGAACCGTGCTTCGCTTACCATCTTTTCGTATTTCTGTTGCATTGCCTGTCCCAGAGACACAGAGTTGGTCAACGGATACGCAAAGTCTGCGGCAATAGCCATTGATATTGTTTCCATCAAAGCAACGTCATATGTGTTTACATCAAGAACACGCGCAACATAAATAAGATTTATAGTGCTTTCGTCAGTTAGTATCTTACGTCCCTCAACATTATAGACAATGCTGGACGCATCTAAGTTCATAGGTCTTAGACAAAAGGGATCTGTGGGAAGAGTAAATTGATTTGCAAACTCAAAGGTTGGAGCTGTTGCGTCTGGCGTTAGAACTACTCTGGTAAGCAAGCAATTCCAGTTATGAGAACGGAAAACCTTATCGCGTATAAAATCATAACGTTGGTTGCATAATCGTGCCGCTTTACTGTCTTCTGTAAAGGAAGTGATGTTTGACGCACCAATCATATTGAGAGCTGAATTACATAGATCGACTGAAGAGGGCATAACTAATCCTTAGTAAAAAAAGGGGGGATTGCTCCCCCCTCTCTGCTTATACTGTGACGTACAACATTGTCAGTGCAACTGTACCAGTGCCAGCAGCACCGCCCATTGTCACTGTCACTGTCTTGCCATTACCATCGGAATCCACTTCCTCTCCATTGAGAAGAGCAAGAGTATTTGCCACATCAACAATCTGGGCAGATGTAGACGCTGCAGCCGCTTTGTAAGCCGCCGCAGACGCACTAACAGCAGTACCAGCTGCGTTTGTGTGTGCTGCAAATCCAACGGATAAAGTCGTTGATGAACCCATAGCATCGTGTCCAAGACTTCCTTGTAGAATTCTTGCACCGTCCGGCAAGGTAAACATATTGATTACATCGCCAGAAGCTAAAGATGATGCTTCATAGGTAGCCCGCGCAACTCTTACTTCGCCACCAATTTCGTTCGCTTTCACGTGCTCTCTTGGGGTGTTCTGAGTTAGTTGGGTTTCAACGTCTGAGTAAACTGTTGCCATATTTCAATCTCCCTTACGCTGACTCATCACAAGCGATGCTTACTACTTTTTCTTCTTCCATGCGTGTCGCACCAAAGGTTGCACAGTAGTACACTTGTGTTGAGTATGATTTATCGGAACGCTCATCAATTCTAGCCATTACATCTTTACCAACAGCAAGCTTGATACCGTCTTCAGCCCATGCAAAGCACGTTCTGATATTGCCGGATTTGGCTAGTCTGTTTGTTAAGATAAATTTAAAGCCGAGAAAGGAATCCACGAGTCCAGTACTGAGAGCTTTTACGGTATTGAAATCGCTGCTGGTTACTTGTGTTGTATTTAGCAACGCTTCAACTTGGTTTGGCCCAACAGCAATATAACGTGGGATGCTTGGATCAACATCGAGTAAGTCCATAGCTTTCTTTGCTTGCAACAATTTTGCAATAGTCAGATCAGCTGAACCATGCGCGATTGTATTAGCAGAAAGCATTGACGTTGATGTTGCACCAGACTTTCCAGTTTTTGCTGTCCCAGTAGCTGCTTTGATGATTTCGTCATCCATTGCACGACCCATTGCATTTGCCGCAGTCCGTGCATAAACGTTAGTTGGATCAGCCAACATTGCGACTTTATCAGCGTCATCAATGAGGTCAGCCCATTCTATTGTTTCCATCACAACCTGACGTCTGCTATGGGGTGTTTCTACTAAGGGGGTGTCCCCATGTCTGCTAGTCCGTTTTACAGCGGCAACACTAGAAACCTGATCGAAAAACGCCTTCTCGCCTGTTACACTTTCTTCCGAAACTGTACTCCTTAGACGCGAACCGCTTTGCTGTGATAGCATGGTTATATTGTTGCTAAACTGTTGAACGAAAGCTGTAGTTACTTGTGTACTCATAAGTACCTCCGTTTATTTAGTTTAAAATTAAGGGTTTAGTATCGCTACCTAACGTTGTGTTAGACGAAAAAAGTATTGGGTCTGCACCCCTTGGACCATTACTGGCTATCCAAATTTGTTTATTATACCTGTTCTAACCGGGCAGATGCTTGTCGGTTATTCTTCAGGCGTAATAAATTCCTGTAAACGCAAGGCTTCGGCTACTGCCCAATCGTGCTCTGGATCTTTGTTGTTCCAAAATGGGCCACCTTGTCGCTTTATCTCGTTTATCTTTTGCTGGGCAACGGCTGGAGTCATAGCGTTTGTGGTCTTGACGCCCTCCAAACTATCCTCACCAATCTTGCCACGTATAAAATCACCTACACCCACAAAAGCGCGAACGAACGCTGGATGATCACCAAGCATACGTCCGTCAGATAATTGTAGTTGTGTAAGATCAGACGCTTCAAACTGCGTGATAGCTGCGTTACCAATCTTTACTTTGTCCTCAAAAGCTGCACCGTACTCTCGTTGCAGTGTTTCGATGCCTTCTGTTTTTACTTGCTCTAGTTTGCCTGTATCAACCTGACCCTGTGTTTGGGCGACCTTTTGGTATTCATTAAGCATCGCTTGTGCTTGACTGTTATTCAATCCAGCTTTCAATGATGTCTGTTTAAACCAATTTAAAAGTCCCTCGTCGGCTTGTTGTCCCTCTGGCATAGCAACATCTAATTTATAGCCCTCGACGTCTGGTGGCTTTCCTAGTCGCGTATACACCTCATTCCACTGCTCTTCTGTGGCACTACTGCCAGGTAGAGGTATTTTTTCTGCGCCAATCATTGCTTGTTGATGGGCATGGGATTTTAACAACGAACCTAAGTCCTTGTGGTTATCAAAGACTTTGTTGCCTTTTACTTCTTCTGGGATTGCGCTTTTCCAATCGAAAGTGCTCTCAGACGGAGCTGCCGTTTCCGACTCCGCTACCTGTTGTACTTCTTCATTCATCGCTTACTATGTCCTCTCTCTCTTTGTAATCAGCCAACATATTGTGAATAAACAGCACGACAGAGCGTTGGCCCTCTTTGTATGCTGCTTCGTTGGAGTCTGGAACATATGTCGGTGATTTCATATGAAACCGTAGTTCAAGATCTTCCATAACTACCAGTCCGTCTTTTGTGGCGAAAGCTGTTTTAAACGCTTCCCTAAGTTCCATTATTGACTTCATTTATTTATCGCCGCTACCATTGGAGCTGCATTACCAGCGGCTTGTGCCTGTTCTGCCATTTGCTGTGCTTCCATCATCTGTTGCTGTTGTGCCGCACGTTCTTGGCGTTTGTTTTGTATCTGTTGTTCACTCGATACTGCCGTTGCTGGAATACCTAAGATCTTTATAAGATGCTGAGTAACACCATCAAAATCTATATAATCAAAGACTGTTGGTTCTATTTGGCCTACTGGACCTAGCAACTCAAGCAGTTGTGTCATACTTGTAACGTCTACCTGGCGTTGTGCTTTTGCCAACGGTGATACGTACTCAATATCGAGATCCATATTCCGCATAAACTCTGGCGCAACCGGGAACTTATTAGAACGCGATAGTATGTTATACGTTCGTATTATAAGAGGTTGCAGCATCTCAGCTTGGAGTCTGCCCAATACTGGACCTAACAGACGCATCTTTTCCTCTGTTCTTTGTACCACCTCCGTTGCCGTCATTTGTGGCCCTTGGCTCAAGATTAGCTGGTCAACATAAAAAGCAGAGCGTATAGCCTGTCTTCTTTGGTCTTCCATACTTAGACCAAGAGGATTGTTTGCACCAATATTCAATGGCTCAATACGATCTCTTGTACCTGATCTATAGAAGTTCAAGCCACTTGGCACAGTTTTGATAGGCAGTAAGAACCCATCGTCCGGCACAAGTAACGGAGGGTCAACTTGCTTCTGTGCTGCCCTAATCGTAACCTCGCACATCTTGTTCAACATCTTAATATCTGGCAAGCTTGTATATGATGGAGAACGCCCATAACCCACTTCGTAGGAGGATTTAAGCCAGCGTGGGCAGCAATATGGTAGCTCGTCAAAGCCACTTTCGGACAGCACAACTTTTTCTTCTGGATCAAAATAGACGGATGCAAACGCTTTATTCTCACTTGTAGCAAGCGTTGGGTCTAGATCTTCCCTTGGATATACGGCATGAACCAGCTCACGGAGTTCCATTGGGTTCTCCATTATCTGATCTTGTAGCTTTTTACTCAGTCTTTCGAGCCCAAAACGCTTTCGTATAGCACTTCCCGGCATCTTAAACTGACGATATACGGTATCAACACGCCCTTTATCGTTCTCTGTTAGGTAGCATTCCCCTATATGACGTGTAGAAAAGTTAATATCCTTCTCGTCATCGGACTCTATAAACATTACAGCAGTGCCAAATGTAATTAAATCATGGTACAACTCATGCACTTGCTCTTGAAAATTGGAGCGAGAGAACGCTTTATACATAATTTCTTCTACAGATTGCAGCCATTCTCTAGCTGTATCGTCTGAATTTAGCTCATCTTGTCGATATTGTAGTGAAAACCACTGTGAGGACATAGACGTTAGCATACCGTGCAGACTTGCTGATAGCAGTTCTGCGGCATGAATAGCCGTTCCATCAAATATTAAACTTGTACGTTTGTCCCCCGGTGTCCTTTTACGTGTTATATCGGCTTTACGTGGCACTACATAGTCGGCTATCTCTTGCCAGTGCTGTTCCCATGTCGTGCGTTGGCTTTCTAATGAAGACAGCTTATCGGCTAAAACCTCTGCTAGTTCGTCTGCCATCTATCCTCCTAATGTTGTTTTGTTACCGCTACCCATCGATCCTGTTAGTAGTGGTCTGCGTACTGGTGTTGCACCAAGAGCACCCGCTGGCCCTGTTAAAACTGTTCTTGATTTTCCTTTGCCTGTACCAGAGTAGCCACCCTGACTTTGTGATCCTACTGCTGACTTTGGTGTTACCGGCTCTGGCTTTACTGGCTCTACTTTTGGAGCTGGTGGCGGAGCTGGAGGTGGGGCTGGTTGCATTGGTGTCGGTTGCGGTTGTGTTTGTGGTGCGCCTTTACCCATTATATTACCCTTATATCTTCTTTTAATAGTCCATAGACCACAGCATCTTCGTTACCGAAATAGCGTCTTAGTCTACCTTCTTGCTTAAATCCAATACCTGTTATCAGTCTGCGGCTCTGTATATTACTCTCGTTGCACATTGCTGATACACGCTGGACTTCCATAATCTTAAAACAATAGTCGTACATCATGCGTATATACTTTCTCTGAAATATACGCTTGTCCTCAGCTACACAAAACATATGCACGTCGTTTCCTGTGTATTCCGAAAATACAAATGACCCTACAATCGTACCGTCTTTTGAAAAACCGTATGCCTGTGCGTCGTCTTCGCCCTGTATCTTATCAAGCCGTAATCGTTCCTTTAGCCACGCAACAAAAGGTTGTGGGTTGTTAGTTACCAGATCCACTTAACAAACCTTTACCCGCTTGTGTTGTTGTGGTTTCCTTACCAAGACCAGTCGGTCCAGTCAGTATTGTCTGCTTTAATCCTACCTTATTTGGATCAGCTAACCTTTTTTGTGTCTGCATCTTCACCGTTTTGTCTGGTCTTACCACCTTGTCCGGCTCGACGGCTGGAGTTGGTGGGGGTGGCGGTACAGGTGGCATTGATGGTGCTTGTTTCATACATACGCTCCAAGTGGATTATAACTGTCTTCGGCCATCGCTTGCGGCGGTTGTGAATAGTCCCTATTCTCTCGGAATCCCACAGCAAGGTATCGATAGGCGTCTGCATAGTGGGACGCCCAAGAGTGGACTGGCGTCGTCCTAAATACCCTATTCTTCTCATTATATGCCCTATGATAGTGGCGTAACGCATCCAGCAGTTGTTTACAGTTCGCACGATCAAACCAGAGCCGTGAGAAAAATAACTTGCCCGCATGAATACCGTCTTCCAATGGCAGCTTTGGCACTACACGAAAATTCAAACCAAGGTCATACGCTATCTCGCGTCGTGATTTTCCTGTGCCGAGTTCTCTTACTTCTATATCATGGGGTGCGTTATGTGTGCCGTATAGATAGCCTTTTTGATCCAAGACCCTACAATAGTGCGGCAACCCCTCACCCCTGTTTTCATAACAATCAATAATATGAACTGCACGGCCAATAGTTTGGGTAAAAATTATACACGTACTATCGTTGATACCTAAGTCCCACCATGTATCGACCCTTGTAGTCTCGTCATAAGGCACATCCGATATCTGGCCCTTACCCATAATTCCTTCTATCTCTTTTCCATAGATTGCTCCGGCTACGTTTGCCGTCCATGAGCATTCGAATTCCTGATTATACTGATCATCGGACATAGCAGCCTTTGCCGACTCAAGCTCCTCTTCATCGAGCAACCCTGTTTCGGATGCTTTGTATATAGCCGTTATCCAATGCTTATCGGCTTGTGCCGCTTCATACATATCATAAAAGGCATTCATCCCCCTTGGAGTGCCCACTATCATTGCCCAGCCCTTACGATCCGATAAAGCTGGCCTTAATACTTCTGGGAACAGACTCTCCGGCATATCACTAAACTCGTCGGCACAGACTCCATCAAGGTAAATTCCACGAATAGCATGGACGTTTTCTGCTCCAAGCAATTGTATCCGTGCACCATTGGGTAAATCACAGCGCAGTTCCGTTTCGTGAAACCTAACTTTAGGAATCCCGCCCGCGAATGTTTTTAAATAATCCCAGGTTATCATCTTTGCCTGTCGATAGGTGGGCGCAATGTAGGCATACCGGGGGTTCTCTTTTGTGTTGAGAACAGCATCCCTTAACAAGTGATTAATCGCCATGACTGTCTTGCCAAAGCGTCTATGACATACAACGACAGCCCATCTCTTCGTCTTTAACCTGGCGTGAAGCTCCTTCTGTAGGGGTCTAGGCGAGTATGGTATTGTTATTTCCATGATTGACTTAGTGAGTGTTAGACACTCTGTTCCTTGGTTATTACGCTATAGCAGAGGGCGACCAGTTTTGGGGGTATAAGGGGGGTCTATAAACCCCACAGAATAGTAAAAGTAGGTACATTACCTACAACCTACGCTAATAAAAACAATGACTTACGTTGTATTCTTACAAGTTTTCTTACAAACCATGCAATAAGTTCAAGAAAAGGACTGATGGTGCTTCGCGTGTGAGCAGTGACAAGATACATCGAAAGCACC